TCTCGTTCTTAGGCATGTTGCCCGGTCGTACCGGATACCACTGGATACCAACCACTTGCAGCATACATTCATCTCACTGCTAATGACTTCCCGATTTTAAGGATTATCCACAGACTTCTCAACAGGCTTTGGATTGGCTGTGAATATAGACCCGCCATAGGTCTCATAATTTCTGAGGTATCTGCGCATGGTGTCGTAGTGAACACCGTAAATATTAGAAAGCGACCAGGTGTCTACTCCCTGATCGCGTAACTTGATGGCTTCCCCCAGTTGAGCCTCAGTTAACTTCACTACATACAACTCCTAAACTCTTGTAGTCAGGCCATTTACCCGCACAGACCATCTCTTCATAAAAAGCTTCTTCGGCCAGCTCGTCTTCGTAATCCAGCCTGCCCACCATGCCGATGAGTAATAAAAGCGTTATTACCACTGCACTAAACAGTATACGTTTTGCCTGTTTCATTATTGTGTCCCCTGGCTATGCGCGTTATGTGCGCGGGTAAGTCTTCGAGGTCAAACTCATTAAGCTCTGGATGCTCTACTGCAATGATGGACGCCACCTCATCCTGCCGGTAACGCCCCTTAAGTAAGATATTGATGCGCTGTTCAATGACGCAGTTCATTCCTCGCGCCACACTTCCATAGAGCCTTCATTCATATCACATAAAGCGTGATCGCCTGCCTGATATGCCTCTGCATACGACTCATACTCTGGCTCTGATGTGTATGCCTCACCACCATCACGACCGATTATTGTGAATCCGTACATTGCCTATCTCCCGATGGGGGCCGCTTATGCGGCGATTGCCTCTGTAATAACTGCGGCTTTTGTAGGCCGCTTAAAAAAACCAAACTTAGCGTCGTTGTCTGAAACAGTTACCGTGGCCGTAAACGTAATGCGCGACTCACGCTCCGCATCGTCAAGGCTAGACGGCACTGAACCCCAAACACGGAAACCACGATCATCCTGCACGAGCATCTTAAGCACATCGCCGTACATAGACTCTTGAACCTTAAAAGCCAGCACAGTACCCGTGATAACAACACGGCCTTCTAGCACATTCTCGCCAGCCTCATGCGCCGCGTCACGCTCTGCGCGCTCGGCATCACGCTGTTCTTGCTGGTACTTCTGCAAACGGATCAGATCACCTACCAGCTTTTCGTGGATAGCTTCGCAAATATCCTGTGGGCATTGCGAAACAGTGACGTAACGCATTGGCTTGCCGTCTCTGTCATCAAACGCGCGTGACGCATAGACGTTCACAATCTCGCGAGTCGCCGCTGGTAGCTCCTGCCACTGCGTCATGAACTTGTCAGCACGGTCGGCAGGAACAACAAACTTAGTCTGTTCTCCGAAGTCACCCAGAGCGATGCTTTCGCGCTCTTTAGGGAATGGCAGATATTGGCCTGCAAGGTAGGCCGCCTCGAACTCGCTGTCACCCTCGCACCAAACCCAGACGTAACCGTCAAAAGGCGCGTGTAGGCGGCCAGACTTTTCCGAGAATATTGGCTCCGCACCCTCATTACGATTAGCCGCCGCCCGTTGAAGGCGAGTGTCATACGCCTTAAGGCCACGCTGACGCGCAACCTCGTACTCAGCGATGCGATTTTCTAACCAGCTCCAAAAATTTGCCATTGTCTGTCTCCCGTAAAGGGCCGCTTATGCGACCTCATTTTGATAACGCGCTTCTTTAGCTGCGCTCGCCATATTGTTTTCTGGCGCACTATAAAGATCGCCATTGGGGTAAATAACTACCCATTGATTACGAGAGCCTTTCTGCTCTACATAACCAATTTCGAACTTACCAAATCGCGCTTTTTTTACAATCTTGATCATGCCTATTTCCCGTTAATGCCGGGACACCCCCGACACAGATAGTGTCTCAAAAAATGAAACGGGTTGCAACATAGTTAAGCCATTTTTTTATCTTTCGTTCAGACGTATTTCTTGCTCTCTGATACGGCCTCGTAGTTCTAGCTTGATCTCTTCTAGCTCAATCCTGTTCTGTTTGCACAGCTCACGCTTTTTGTCGTTCAACTCCCTGACCATCTCAATGCCGTAGGTGTCCACCATGTACAGTGCATAGTCATCATGCTTGCCGCTGGCGTACTGATTGCACCCCTTGCACTGCGGATGCACGTTCTCTTCGACTAACTTGGTGGCTGTCCACTTGCGACTAATAAAGTGTCCGCCGTCCATTTCTTTGTAGTGTTGCCTCTTACCACAAGTCACACACTGAGCAATGCCATCGGCGTTTGCGGCCTTCATCCTTACTAGCTTCTGTAAGAGTACCGCCGCTTCCTCTCTGAGTTTCGCTACGGTTTTTTGTTTGGTCGCCATAGGTGTATTTCCTATCGTCTGATACAGCGCGCTCCCAGACGCCACAGGTGCATTTCCAGCCCTGTAGGCCATAGGGAGGCTTGTTGTAGAAAAAGGGGAGCATCACCGCATTGCAGTGAATGCATCGACGTTGTGGGATCATCTACCGAATGGCACATCGATATCGTGGGTTTCTGCTAGGTGTCTGCCGATGACGCGCTGCACGTCGTCTACCTCATGAGTCAGTAAATCAGCGGATGACTTCTTGCCGTAAAGTGCCTGTTGCACCTTGTCCCACATGATCAGCTTTACTAACTCTTTAGTCGGTGAGATCGACATTGTTACGACCTGTTGCATATCCTTCCCCCTGGCATCCAGCTCTCGTGCTACATGCGCACAGAATGCATAGATGGCTTTATTCTGTTGGCTAGTGCGCGTCTGTGGCTTGATCTGATAGGTCAGCTTTTTATCCACGTTAGCCATGATGTAGTTACATAGCTCACGCGCTTGATGCTCATTGTTTACTACCCAGTTATGGCTAGACATTTTTAGCCTCCAGTTTATCAAGACACCGGACATCAAACACGTAGCTAAATTTAGCGTTGCCTTCGGTGTCATCTACCCGGTTCTTATAATTATGGCGCACAGCCTTGCCTTCTTTTAACAACGCCCTAGCGCGCGGCAACGTCATAATATACACGCCGTCAGACTCTAGCTCATACCGTACATCGCAGATAATAATGATATTGGGGTAAAGTCTTGAGTACCGCATGAAATCCTTACCGTTGATCGATATTGCCGCATGGCTCGGTATGCCAAACATGCTCTGCGCGTACTTCCAGGGCGTCTGCATGCTTTTTAAATCGGCCTTTACGACTACGGTGAAGTCATGAGCAAACTCGTTCTCAGCCTTCTCTGGATTCTCTACGACCTTCCACCCATCAATGGGCTGCTGGTTAATAAAATCTGACTCAAGCTTGACGCCCTCAATACACCAAAACTGCTTGTTTTCAGTGTCCATCATCGAGTGATGCGCTCGCCAGCTTTCGTAAAGCACCGGCCAAATTTATTGAGAAAATGCTCCTGATGCGTGCCAAGAAAGTCATGGGTCAGCTCATCATCCATGTCCATATCTCTGACGCTAATTTTACCATTTTTGGCCTTATCTTGCTTCGCAAAAGGTGAGCCACCACTATCGTTTGCGCGCTTTAGCCAGTTGACTATGAACCTTGGCCCGTTCACCTTTCGCTTCGCTGGATTAGCGTCCGCCCAGTTGGCGATAGCCTCTAATTCCTTGTGTACATTAAGCTTGTCGTAGGCTCTCTGCCACTTGATGATCTCTTCATCACTTGGCTCGTAATAGGTGCCGTCTTTTAGAATTATCACTGCACATACTCCCTGTCCTTGTAGAAGACCTTTTTCATTTCCCAGTGCATAAGGTGATCTGGCGGGAAAAACCACGGACACTCGCGGCCATCGTCGTGCATTTCTAGCACTCTAAAAAAACTACCCTTGTATCGGCTCTCCATAAATTCCGCCATTTCCGTGGCGTCCTCTAAAGTCGGATACATACCATCCATCATGCCTGACCGCATATCTACAACTACAAAAGTATTCATTATTTTTCGCCTCTTACTACCGAGAAATACTCTTCGGTTAGCTCGATAAATTGTACGCCTGTTGCGTTGTCCATACCCATATCCAACAGAGCATCACTGTATAAGCAGGTTAAATGCTCTATCCAATCCCTGACTACATCTGCTCGTAAAAGAGCATCTTTATCTTCCCAGCCGTCGCTTACAACAATCCCACCTTCTGAACCCCACTCACATAGACGGAGCCTTACCTCTTTACTTAATTTCATCCACACTTCCCTTTTAATGCCAGAGCAAGCTCTGACATGAAGTTAGTTAATAATGACGAGCGTTAATTACTGTATCGAATCTTGTCATCTATCCGCTTGATCTGCTCTCGACCAGCGGGGCGCATCATAGAGAGGGTCAACTCCGCTCCAGGGTTCTTCGGTTCCCCGGCCTAACGCCCAGTAATCTCTGACATAAAGGAAGGCATGAGCAGTGTGTAATAACGTGTGTTTACGTGTATTAACATGTATACTGCCCATGTCTTCGTTTCTTTGCCGAGGTCGAAGATACCACAATATTGACCCCCTAAGTCAACATAGTGGACTCCCGTAGCCCCCTCTTTCGAGGGGGTTCTTTTTTTTACATAGACCATTCAGCGATCTGCACTGAGTCACCGTACCGATTAAGCACGGTTTTCCTCTCAGTAAAGATGGTATGGCCCTCTGCACGCAGCTCACTGATACGGGCCGGTGTTTCTATGACCCCTAACTGATCCCATGCGTTTAGCCGGGTTAGTTTCTTACCGCTTCTCAGGTACGACAGTACACGTTTCTTCTGACTCATTGCCTTTCTCCCGTTGTGAAAAACTCAGTAATTGGCACGCCGAAGTAATCAGCCAACGTGCCGAGTGTGTCCACTGAATCAATTTGCTGTCTCCAGCGGTATACAGTGGCCCTAGAGACGTCTAAGCGCGATCGCAGGTGAGAGCCTGCTTGATCATCAACGTCTGTTAAAAGCTCGCAGAATCGCTCTGCGGCCAGTTTAGAAGGGGATGTCATCTTCAGGGAATCCTTCTGGCTGTGGTTGTGGTGCCAAAGCCTTTTTAGCTTCCGCGATGCCCTTGGCTGCAGTTTCAGCCTTATCCCAAAAAGACAGCTTCATGTACTTGTTGCCGGCCTTGGAGGTGTTAATCCAGGCATTGATTCCCTCTTCGGTAACACCATCCTTGTGCATGTAGTACCCGTAATAATCAGCGTCACTCTCGGATGCCTTCTTTTTGTTCTTAAACAACCGGCCTTCGCCGGGCTTTTTTTCGTAGTCCATTAGCTTTCTCCCTTTGGATTTTGCTTCATGCATTTGACTTCATAAGTCGTAAATATGCCCCCTTTTCTGGGCGCAAGGTTTAACGCGAGCTTCACATCGTTTGGCGTTTCCTCGATGACTGCTCGCAAGGTCTCCCAATCCTCGTTGGCAACGGCCTCTTTGACTTGGTAGACAAAATCGAAATGCTCACGCACTGCTTCGTTGTACGCTATCAATTCCGCATGAGGCGATTCCTTAAAATCGTCTGCCTCATCCTCTGAGTACACGTAACCATGCAAACCAGCCAGCTTAAGAATCACACGATCTTTAGCGCGCTTCTCAGCCATCGCAAACGGATAAGCGTTCTTGCAATTGTTTGGCGCAACCTCACCAATTGACCACGCCTCCATATCGCCAAGCCGGCCAGTAACTTGTATGGCTACCTGTTTGTTAGCTGGATCAGTTACGAGGTGAACAGGTGCGTCGAATGTGATGCCTTTCTTTGCAGCAATCTTCTCTAGCGCCTTGTGCAAGATGACGCGCGTACCATGACAGTCCCATGTGGATGTCTTGGCTGTCTCGCCAATTTCTTTGAGAACGTCAATGACAGGCTGTGGAATATCACTCATAACTAAGCTCCCTTTGCCATTTCTTCGTAGGTCACATCCTCGTAACCCTGTTGTGGTGCCGCACTCAGTGCATACTCCTGACGTGCAAGCTCTTCGCCTGCCGCATAGCCTTGTGAGTACGCATCAGACATGCGCGGCTTTAACTCCATGTAACGACCAAAGTAGCCGGCCTCAAAACCGTGCCGATACTCCCTAGCTAAGAGCTGAGAAATGTGCTTCCAGCCCTCACTCATTACCTGCTCGTAATCACTCATCACGATCCCCCTCAAACTTCATGCACTGGTAGTAGCCGGTGTAATAAGCGTCGGTCTTGTGCTGCTTGCTGGTGATCTTTTCCTCGTAGTCAGTCCAGCCTGCAATAAACGCCTGCTCGCACAGCTCAAGGTAATCAGCTAGGCGCGCATCCATTTCGACTTCTTGCACCGTCTTTGGTCGGTCAACGATCCAAAATAGGTCGTTAAGCTTGCTTCCATTAATAGGCTTACTCATAGCGCTAGACCTCGCTCGTACTTATAAGTCGCAAGATCATCTGGCTCGCCCATCTGCGCGCTGTGCTTATGCGACTCTTCTACAAGCCACTTCTCAAGGTAGTCAGAACAACCGCACCAGAAGATATCGCGCGTCATCTCAACCCAAGGGCCAGACGCCTGACTATCGACAAACAGATTCATAAGCCACTCAGCCATGTTTTTGCGACATGACTGCTCTCCAGCTCTGTAGAACTCTTCAAACACGGCAGTGGAAATGATCTCATCGTAGTCATTGAGAAACGCCCACGCGATTAACTCACCGCGCGTCTCACCAACGATTAAATGAATATCGGACTGCCAACCCGGAAACCTCTGATTGAGGTCGTATATATCAACATACATAAATTGTCTCCCGTATGTGCGTAATTGCACATAGAGAATCTTAGCTCTGTATGTCTACTGTTGCAATACTTGAAACACAATTTATTGTGCTTGCGTAAAAAAGGTGTCGCTTGATGCGACAGCGAGGTGTTCTACGTGGAACTTAGGGGTACTCTCCGGTGCGGATCATGTGGGTAACATCGAGGGCGCGTTGGCCTACTTGGTTGGCCCATCGGGAGTCTAAAAACTCATCTGCGGCCTTTTCGTAGTCACCGACCGCCATAGCCCCCATAGCGTTCTGGAAGCCCATGAGGCGGGTCAGGCCCAAGTTAAAGCATAGGTTAACGATAGCGTCCTGACGTACCGCATCGAGGTCAGCAAACCACGATAAGCCGACCAGCTCCTGCTTACAGCGCTTGATGTCGTTTTCTAGCAGGTAATCGATTTCATCGTCAGACAGGCCTAGAGATCCCTCTTCGATGCATCTGCCTACGCCGATTGTGGCAAGGCCAGACGTACAGCGATAGAAGTGCGTGCGCACGCCCTCGTGTATCCGTAGCTGATCAGATAGCTTGCTCATTTGCCGTTCGACTTACTAGCGCCAAAGTAAAAGCTAACTATAGAAGAGACGACACCCCCCAGATAACCCAAGACCAGATTGACGATTCCGTCGTCGTTGGCATCAGGAGGTTGAATAGTAACGAGAAGGATATACCCCCCAAAAAGCACAACGGAGAGAAGTGCAATAGCTCGCGCTGTCCAGTCTTCTTTAAAAGATTCTCTCGCATGTTGTGTATCCTTTGTTTCCAAGGCAAATACATCAACTTCAAGCTCTTTCATCCTGACTTCAAAGTCAAGCTCCGCCTTTTTGATCTCAGCGAGCTGCTCCGGTGTAGCCGTCTGTAAGGCTTTTTCGATCTTTTGTGGCGTTGGCTCACAGCCTAGTACGTTAGCCAGCATACCAGCCGCCGCACCGCCTACAGGGCCGCCTAGTGCCGCACCGATGGTAGGAGCCAAATCACCGACCAAACCCTTGATTGCATCAAATTTCATTTTATCCACTCCGCAAACGCCAATGCCCCTAGAATAAACGGATAGAGGGTAATCACGGCTTGTCGATTGAAAGCAATTTCCTTGCCTTGCGAATCGAGCTTCTCATCAATACGTCGGATACGCTCTTCGCACAACGCCTCGTGAGACGCTATTTTCTCAATTGCCTTCTCTGCTAACTCCACCTGGTTACCCCGTCATAATGAAAATAACTGTGGCAATTAAAAACGCCAACCCCGCGATTATAACAACACCAGAAAGAATACTCTCTTTTAATTCTTGCTGTGCATAGACCTGCCGCTGGCGCTCTTTGATTACCTCTTGTTTTATCTGGCGCAGCTCTTTCAGCGCCTCTTTGCCATAGACCATCCCTATTAGGCTATTGATCTCTGCACGTTGCTTTTCAATTTTTTTCTTGCGTATGAGCGCCTCTAAAGCAGTCTGCTCTACCGATTTAGAAAATACTAAACGCTTAAAGGGGTGTGGGTTAGACTTGCGCTGCTCATCGTACAGTACGTCTGAGGCGGCTCCGTACCACTTAGCTACTTGAGCAAAGGTGTCTTCTGCCTCCTTACCATGCTCTACGCAAAATTTTATAGCGGCATACGCCTTGCTGGCTGCTGCAACTGCTGTAATTGGATCTATCACACTGCCCCCCGGCGCAACCAAAACCACTGAGGGCATCTGTATGTGGCTGATGGAATGTAGTACGTGTACTTCCTATCAGACTGCGACTGCCACTCTTTGTAAACGCAGACTGTATGTGGCACGACTTTCCGACCTCGATACATGGCCGTGCTACCTTCTAACGTCAGGTATAAGAGTACAGACTCCACATCGTTAGATTTTGCCCTCTACGATACGGAGCTTTTTAAAATCAGGGTCGTTGAGCTTACGCATAATCAGCTTGCTACGACCTTCGCGGTCATCCCAAGCAACGTTTTCTTCTTTCATCCATTGCGCTAATAAGTGCATAGGAATAGAACCAACACACCATGACTCTGGAAGCTTGCCTGCACCCATCGACCTAAGTGCTTGTGTGCGCTCCAGATAGGGCGTGTTATCAAACTGCTTTTCTACAGTAAACGTGCCGTCGTTGTTGTTATGAAACTGCTCTTTAACCTTCACTCTTAGCCGCCTTCTTCTTGCGAGGTGCTGCCTTTGCCTTGGGCTTTGCCTTTGGCTTTGGTGCTTCACACAGCTCTAGATTGTTGCTGTAAGCAGCCGCCTGCTCTGGCGTTAGGTCTACCATGTCGCCCCGAACATGCTTTTTGCCGTCAATGAACAGCGTGCTGATAGTTACCTTATACATATCTACTCTCCGAAAAGAGGGGGCCGAAGCCCCCCAGTGTCACTTCGATTAAGAAGTTGTGTTGTCAGCAATGATGCCTGAAGCCTTCTCATTCTTACAAATAAGGGTCAGCTCAGTAGTCACCTGACGTGTAGTCGAGTCACCAGTCTTCGCAAGTGCGATGTTCTTGGTTGGACGAAGAACACCAACAGCCCACATATCGTCTTGCATAATGAAGACGTCACGCGAACGGTTCTCACGCGAAGGAATGAACTCTACTGTACCCCAAGGAGTAACGTAGACATCCATGTGCTTGATTACACGCTCATCTTCTGCCTTAACAGTAGAACGCTGGTTGTTGTTCCCGGCAAAGCCAAGAGCTACGTTCATCTGGAAAGCTGACAGATAGACAGAGTCAGGATTACCGCCTTGCTCCCAAATTGACTGCATTACGCTGTCAAACTTAGTCTGCGAAAACGCAGTAAGGGCAGTAGTTTCATCTGTACGTGCATCAGTACCGTCACCAGTAGGATCAGCACCTTCGTTAGCACCAAAGCTGGTGTTAGTAATCAGCCACGCTGGCGCACCAGCAAGCTCACGAGCTGTAGATGAGTTACCAGCTACACGCGCGTTGTTGTCGAAAAGCGCCTTCTCGATGTCAAGCTTCTGCTCTTTAGCAGTCTTAAGCATCTGGTAAGCGACTTCCGCTGCACGACCTGCCTTCTTCAGACCTTCGTCTGTGTCAGGAATGTTCACTGCGTTCTTAAAGATCTGCGTGTAGTTACCGAGACGTGAAGTCGCAGTACGCGCAGTTGCAGTAGTTGCATCGCCTTCAATGTGAGCGTTAGCCGCTGAAGAACGAAGTGCATCTGTCTGCCACTCGTGCAGAGTGTTAGCTGCTTTTACTTTCGCACACGAAGTGTAAAAGGGAGTCTCTTCTGGAGACACGTCATAGATGACGTCCTCAAGATCTTCCCGGATACCGACAGCATCATAGCTGTCAAAAGAGTTAGTTGGCTGTGCCATGATAATTACCTCTATTCAAGAATTAAGCTCATAGCATCTTGGATGCTTCCTGAGCGTTTAAGTTTAGATCGAGCCTGCCTACTATCATTGCGATTGGATGCTGTCTTTTTAGATCCAGCTTTAACAACCTTACCCCGTGGGGCTTTGGTGGCCTTTTCGACCGCCTTGTCTTTGCCACGCATAATCTCTTGATACTTGATGGCGTCGTTCAATACACGTATTGCCCGGTGATCCATCACAGCGGAGATTTCTTCTGGCTGATAGCCATATATCTCTGTACCCATTCTGAGCATAGAGTCGCGTGTTTTGGTTGCTTTCTCTGGGTCTGCAAACTCAGGCATTACCTGACGTAGCGTCTCCATTTCGCGTTCCAAATAGGCTTGTTGTGCTTGCTGTTGAGCTTGTTGCTGGTAGGCAAGCGTGTGCTGCACTTGAGACATATCTTTTTGATACTTTTCCATTGCAGCGTCATATCGAGCTTTATCTTGGGTGTATCCAATAGGATCACTTTCGATAAGTGTCTCGTCTGGCGGAGTCGGTGGTTGAGCAAATCCGGGTGCCTGCATCTGTTGATACAAGGCAAGTACCGCTTCGCCCGCCGATGCCAGTGTCGCATTAGCGGTTTCGGCTTTCTTTCGCAGGTCAGCGACTTCCTGCATACCTTTCTGAATGTACTTCTGACCACTGTAACCACGCTGAAGCTCGTCTAGCGTTACCTCTACCTCCGTACCGTCAATCTTAACGGTGAAGGTGTTAGGCTGCTCTGCGACCTCTTCCTCTTCGGGTTCCTCTTGGTCTTCTTCAGTGTCAGGTTGCTCCGCTACCTCTTCTTCTGATTCCTCTTCAGGTTGCTCAGAAACTTCGGCTACGGGCGCTTCCTCCTGCTCTGGTTCCTCGTTTTGAACGAGTAGGTCTACTGCCGATTCGATGCTGCCATCGAATTTTAATTCATCAGTCGTTTCCACGGTGCTGATCTCCTCTGTTGTCTATCGAACATCGCTTCATCCGTAAGGATGACTGCCATACGATCTTCAATCTTCGCTAACGCCCTAATAATGTGATGGGCTTCCTCCCGGTCTTCCGTAGAAGAGTGCGGGTTTAGGAAGACATTGGCTGTGTCTTCTCTAATCTCGTCGATAAGCATGTTGAAGCTTTCATCCTCTTGGAGTCGCTTTACATGCGCTGCTCTATCCTTAATGTTCAAAACGTACTACCCACTGCCGCCGCCGC